TCTAACATAAGTAAACTTTTTATATAAATCAAAATAATCTAATACAGAAACACCTAAGATGTTCCAATACTGTTGATTTTTAGTTCCTAACTGTACACGTTCAGCATTAACATAATTCCAAGGCGACATTTTATTAATAGTATCATTATCAAATATATTCCTCATTCTATTCATTAAATAAGGTATGTCAAAAAACTTAACATTCCAACCAGTAACAATATCTGGATGATTTTTACACCAAAACTTTAAAAACTCTAATAGTAAATGTTTTTCATCATCACATTTAATATAAGTAACATTTTGTTTTTTAGAAATAAAATCTCCTGTTCCCCAAGTAATAATTTGTTTGTTACTATGATTTTTAACTGTTATACAAATGATTGGTTCTTTTGCAGTATCGGCATCAGGAAATCCGTGTTCACACTCACACTCTAAATCTACAGTAAAAATTTTTATGTATTTTTTATCCCACTCTATTTCATTTTTATAATGGCTTGAAATAAATTGATAAGGATATCTTGTCATACCAAAAACTTTAAATTCTGGTACACCTTTATAAGTTTCTAAAAATTGTTTTGCTTTTACAATAGAATCAAATCGTTTAGGTTTTAAACTAATACCGTCTAATGTTTTAAATTCAGATTGTTCTTTTGTAGGAGTAAAAAGTGTAGGTTGATAATTAATTCGACTAATAAAAGATTGACCGTTTGCAACACCTCTTACTAAGAGTTTACCTCTATGCTCAATAACACTTGTATAAAAATTCATAATATATTATAACACAAAAAAAAGAAAAAATCAAGTTATTTAGGAATATGTACAACTAAACCGTCTAGTTTCTTTTCTAACCATATCTGACAAGATAATCTACTATTTTGTTTTGTCAATGGTTCATAATCTAGCATTTCTTGTTCAGCACTATTATTTTTTATCTTACCAACTTTTTTTACCCATTCATCATCTACAACAACGTGGCAAGTAGCACAAGCACAAGTACCTCCACAATCTGCGTAAATATCATCAATCGGTTCAGGTGCATAGTCTCTTGCAGCTTCCATTAAAGTTCTATTTGTGTGTACTTCAACTTCAACTTTTTTACCACTCTTTTGAACAAAATATACTTTTATTTTTTCCATATAAAACTTTTATCAAAATCACTCATTAAATTATCTATATTATTTTCTAATCTAAATTCTTCTAATGCCTTTTTAACTACTGGTAAATGTGTATCGTGGCCTGCAAATAAACCACCTTTTTTAACTTTTTTGTACCATACATTTAAATCGTTTTTAATCTGCTCGTATGTACAGTAGGTATCAACAAATACAAAGTCTAAACTTTCATCATCTATTTCTTTTGCAGCTTCATTGCTATCTTTTTCTAATATAACTGCTTTATCTTTATGACCTGAAAATTTAATTATATGATAGGCGCTTAACTTAATATTTTCAATTTGTTTCTCATCATAAACAGCGTCAACTGTTTTGCCGTCATAATTATAAACTAGATAATCTGTAAATGGTTTATATAAATCAATACCGTATAATGTTTTAATATTTGGACAGTTTTGTAATAGAGTTACAAAACTTTTTGCCATAAAGACACCTATTTCAGCGCCTATTAAATCTTTACCTTGAAGATTAATACAATGTATGATACTTTGAATATCGCAATTTTTATTATCTTTAAAGTTATAATATTTACTTATAGGTTTTCCAAATTGTTCCATCAAACTATTAAACTAGGCTTTGCACTTTTTATTGTACTTGTATTGTTTTTATAAGCATTTAAAATGCCTGTATTAGGTGTGGCCTCACAAACTATATTTTGTGTTTTGATTTTAATAGTTTCGTCTTCACTATATGGTATATAGGCAGTAAAACCTATGGTTGCTGTTTTAGCACCAGGTTGTTGCATTGGTATTAATACAAAAGGTTTTTTTAAAACTGTAAGTGTTTCTGTTGCTTCAACTTCTTCACCTATGACGTCCTCACCTGTAGTGAGTCTATATAATTTAATCATAATATACTCCTTGTTTTTTTTTATTCAATATCTTCTTTTTTATCAGAAGCTTTTTTACCTATATTGTATTTTGCCTGTAAATTCCATTGATTTTTTTCTTTAAAAGCAATTATCTTTATTTGTGATAAGGGTGCTTTATCTTCAGCGTTTTCAGGTTTAACAATGTTAAGTAAATTCCAATCTTGTAATAATATCGAAATTGTATTTCGTCTTTGAATATCATTAGCAATTAAAGTTGCTTTTTTACCATCTAAAGCAAATAATTCTTTAAAGTGTACTATATAATATTTTCCTTGTTTATGTAAAATATGACACGATTGAAATAATGTTTTGTCTTTACGACTTGCAACACCTATTCTGGATAGTGTCTCTCTAATTTTTAAGAAGTCGTCTGGTTGTTTAAGAGTTACCTCTAACATACTTTCAGGCGACCATTGTATTGTTTCTTCACTCATTTTTCCCACCTAATGAAACTTTATTAATAATAGTTTCTTGTTCTTCTTTTGTTAGTATGTCTAAAGCCACTCTTGCTTTATTGTTGCTATAGCCATAATATTTTTTAATTGCGTCAAATGCTTTTGTACGATTAGTAGATACCCATTTACTACCAAATCTTTTCATTTTTCTAATACTATTTAGTAAAAAATGAAATTGTATTTTGTTAGATAATTGATGTCTCATATTCATTTCATTAACTAATGTAATTAAGTCTTTATGATAGGAAAGACAACGATTTATAACAAATGCAGGATATTTCTTTTCCCACAAAGGATCTTCCTCTGTCATTAAGTCTTTTTTAGTGTAATTAATTGAATTTAAATATACACTTAATTGATAAGGACTATCAATTTTTTCCTTCTTCTTCATCATATATACCAATAATACTTACTTCCGAAATAACTCTATAAGTTTTTTTTTCAATTTTAATTTCTGCACCATCAAATCTGTTTGTAAGAACCACATCTCCTGGTTTTACATTTATAGGTACTCTTTTACCATCTTTATTAATTAGACCTTTACCTACTTTAACTACTTTACATTTTTCTGTGCTGCCTTTTGGTATTGCTGAGTCTGGGACTATCAAACCACCAGCAGTTTTCTTTAATTCGTCTTTTATAGGTTCTATTAATATTCTTTCTTTTAAAGGTTCAAATGCTACTGACATAAAATAATTTTCCTCCTATTTCTTTTTTTGTCGGCCCATATACCATTCACCTGGTTCGTAATTCCAACGTTTACCGTGATGACCTCGTATATCTGCATACCACATTCTTAATTTAACTATTAATTTTCTAAAAAGTGTTTTCTTTGCCATATCTCCTTTTATTTAAATTCGCACCTTTGCATAACTTCTGTTAAGCAAGCAACAGTATTTATCTCGTGGTCAGCAACCCATACTGCTTTATATTGATAATCAGCAATAATTAATATTGCAAGAGGTATAGTTTTAGGAACTAATACTTTATATAATTCATCATAAAGTTGTGAAAATAATGACGCAGGATCTTTATCTAAATTTTGTACAACCCATTTTCGCATTAATCCAAACTCTTTATTTTTTAAAAGTTTCATCAATTCTTTTAAATTTATTTCTGATAATGAAACTAATATTCCACTATCTATTTTACCTCTTACTGAATATCTTTGTAATTCATTTATAATTCTTCTAAAGTCTGGCAAGTGTTTTTGTATTAATTCAGCTAATACTTTTTTATCATATTCTAAATGTTCATTTTCTAATATTTCACATAGTCTATCTAAAAAAGCTGCAGCTGTTTTAATTTTTTGACCATTTGTAATTTCAAAATCAATAACAGTACAACGACTATGTAATGCAGGAATAATTTTCATTTTATAATTACAAGTAAAAATAAATCTACAATTCTTATAAAATGTTTCAATAAAATTACGTAAGGCAGGTTGTATAGACTCGGCATTCATATAGTCTGCCTCATCTATAATAATTACTTTAGGTTTATCTGTTTGTTCTAATGATACAGATGACGCAAAGTTTTTAATTGTTGTTCTTAATGTATCAATATGACGGCCTTCGTCTGAACCATTAATAACAAGATAATCACAACCTATTTCTTCACACAAAGCACGAGCAACGGTTGTTTTACCTGTTCCTGCTCTACCTGATAGTAATAGATTTGATATTTCTTTTTTATCTACAAATTTTTGAAATGTATTTTTTAACTCTTCGGTTAAAATACAATCTGATATTTTTTTTGGTCTATATTTTTCAACCCATAAAAAATCTGACATAATATATTCACTCCTTTTTTCATTATATAAATGTAACTACTAATGTTATTCTTCTTTCACCTAATGGTGGAAATATTGAAGTATGCCACCTCATACCATCAAATATAACAGCAGTATCCTCACACGGTTCAATTGTTGTTTCTTCTTCTATATCTTTATCTGGATATGATTTAAAAACAGGTGCATTTGGTATAACTTTATTATATTTTGTTTTAGCAATAATTGTATTGCCTAATGATGTTTTATTAAAATAAACTAGTAAAACTTTATGATCTATTTCAGGATGATCTATATGCCAATCTGCTTGTGCCTGTTTGTTAGCATATATAAAGTTTATCGCCATTCTTAATGGTTTAGTAAAAGATATATCTGCCTTTTTACAAATATCTTTTGTTAAATCTAAACAAGCATTGTAGGCGTTTTTTGATAATATTATATCACCTCTAGCCATAATGTTATGACAAAGAAATGGAAATTTATCACTACTACTTACTGGCTCATAAACCCAAGTTATATCAGATCCTAAAACTTTTTTTTTAATAGTTTTATATAGTTCCGAATCTAATTTTACTTTTTTAATATCATCCATTATTTTGT